GTGCGCTAATCCAGCGAACAGTGTGGGGCTGCACAACAGTCGGGAGTTTTTTTAGTGAGTGCAAAGAAATCGCCAGAGCGAAGACAGCGAGGAACGACCCGAGACATTGGGATCGTGCCGCGCATCGACGTGGACCCAGCCGCGTTCCCGCTTGCCCCGGCTCACCTGTCGGATCGGTGGAAGGCCGCATGGCTGACCTTCTGGCAGTCGCCGTTCGCGCAGCTTGCACAGGCAGCGCAGACCCCTGCGATAGAACGGCTGTTCGGACTGTACGATGAGCGAGAGCGGATGGACGGCTACCTCAGGGAGAACCCGATGAGCATTGGCAGTCAGGGTCAGCAGATCCTGAACCCGATGTACCGGGCAAGGACTGCGGTTGACTCAGAGATCCGCCAACTGGAAGATCGGTTCGGGCTGAACCCGAAGGGCGGGCTACAGCTCGGCATTGTGTATGGAGAGGCTGCGCGAAGCCTAGAGGAGTTGAATGCTCGTATCGCCTACGTCGCAGCCAGCGAAGCCGAAGCGGAAGAAGACCCGCGCCGCCTCGCCGACAGCGACGACCAAGCCCAAGCCTAAGACCCCCAAGTACGCTTCGCCGATCCCGCTACCCCCACCCCCTTCGTGGGGCGGGGTCATCTGCCGGTGGATTGAGACGAACCTCGTGCATGGCGAGGGTGACAAGTTCGGTGAGCCGTTCAGGCTTGAGCCATGGCAGCGCGCCTTCATCTGGCGGCTCTACGAATACGACCCAGCCACCAACATGCGAATCGTCCGCCGCGCCCTACTCGGCACGCCGAAGGGCAACGGCAAGACGGAGCTGCTCGCGGCCATTGCCCTCAGCGAGCTGGCTGGACCAAAGGCGCCACTCGCGCCCAACATCCCGATTGCGGCTGCGTCCTTTGAGCAGGCAGACCTGCTCTTTGGCACGGCGAGAATCATGCTCACGCAGGGTCCACTTGCCAAGCACTTTGAGGTGTACGACACGGAGATTCTGCTAAAGGATCGCCCTGGTCGGATGTATCGAGTTGCCGCCGCAGCAGGCACGAACGACGGCGGACGCCCGACCTGTCTCGTTGCCGACGAGCTACACGAGTGGGTTGGCAACAAGGAGCGCGTTCATCTTGTGCTTTCCAACTCGCTCTCCAAGCGCGCAGAGGCGCTAGAGCTGAACATCTCCACCGCCGGGTCAGACGAGAACACGCTGCTCGGACGGCTGCTGACCTATGCCAAGCGCGTCGCCTCCGGCGAAGTCAACGACCCTTCCTTCCTTGTCGAGTGGTGGGCTGCTGGCGAGAACCATGACCTAGAGACTGACGCTGGCTGGCGTGCGGCCTTGGAGGAGGCAAACCCAAGCGCCCCGGCATTCGTGAACATTGACAGACTGGTGGCACGAGCCACGGAGATTCCGCGCCACGAGATGATGCGCTACCACCTGAACCTCTTCGTCCAGCCGCCTGATCGCTGGATCGGCGCAGAGGCGTGGATGAAGCTCGCCAGCCGAGAGCGCACCATTGTCCCAGGCGAACGACTCAGCATCGGCTTTGACGGCAGCTACTCGCGTGACGCCTCGGTCTTGACCGGCTGCACCATGGACGGCTTCGTCTTCCTGATCAAAGCATGGGAGAAGGATGCGGCAAACCGAGACCCAGACTGGACGGTGCCGCGCTCCGAGGTAGATGCCGAAGTGGATCGGATCATGAAGACGTACGAAGCCACGCTCTTTGCCGACCCGCCTGGGTGGCAGACGGAGCTTGAGGAGTGGACGCGCCGCTACGGCACCCGCGTCGTGGTCTTCTCAACAGCGACCGTAGAGCGCATGGCGCCAGCGGTTGATCGCTTCTTCACGGCGGTCGCAACCGGCGAGGGGCTTCGCCACGACGGCAACCTGCTCTTGGCTCGCCATATCTCCAATGTTCACACGCGCCTGACCCGCTATGGTCAGGTCTTGACAAAGGCCTACAAATCCAGCCCCGACCGCATTGACGCAGCAATCTCTGCCGTTGTCGCCTTCCAGGGTGTAAAGTTCATGAACATCGAGGCAAAGCCGAAGCCGAAAGTGGAGTGGATCAATCTGTGAAATCAGCAATCCTTGAACTGGCTGGCATGTCGCTCATTCTCGTGGGCGTTGCATCGGTGTCGCTACCTATTGCCGCTATCATTTGTGGAATCGCCCTGATCGCCGCAGGCTACAGCTTAGGGAGAAGTAAGTGAGCATCTTGCGCCGAATCATCGGTGAGACCCGCGCCATCGGTGGCACCTGGATCACGGACAACCAGCCGCTCGTTTCAAGTGCTGGCGTTGCCATCAACGAGCAGACGGCACTCTCCATCGGAGCCTATTACGCGGCCGTCAAGCTCTACGCCGACACCGTGGCTTCGCTGCCGTGGGATACCTACATCCGCATTGACGGCACGCGCCGACCATATCGTCCATCGCCTAACTGGCTGACGACCCCGCAGCCGGGCAACCCAAACTTCACTGGCTTTGACCTGAAGCACCGCATGGTCAGCAGCCTCCTCGTTGATGGCAACTGTTTCGTGCTGTTCATTCGTGGACGCAATGGCGACATTGTGGAGATGCGCGTCCTTGATCCCAAGCGCGTGGAGATTCGTGAGCGCGATGGCATTCCGTACTACATCGTCACCGCTCAGGACAACGTTGCCGTTGAGTTGACAGCCGACGCCATCCTGCACATTCCTCTGTTCGCAACCGGCTCGCAGATGCGCGCACCATCTCCTGTAGAGCAACACCGCACGACCCTTGGTCTTGCATCCGCCACGCAGCTCTACAGCGCCAAGTTCTATGAGCAAGGCGCCGCTCCTTCAGCCGTCATCAAAATCCCTGGCGAGCTGACGCAGGATCAGGCGGACTCGCTCCGCAACTCGTTCAGCCGACGACACGAAGGCATTGAGAAGATGCACAAGATCGCCGTGCTAACTGGCGGCGCAGACTTCCAGCAGATGTCTATGAAGATTAGCGACATGCAACTTGTGGAGACGCTGCACTGGGGCGTGGAATCCATCGCTCGCTTGATGGGCGTGCCGCTGCACCTGTTGCAGTATCCAGGCGGCAACACTTCCTACAACAGCGTGGAGATCGTCTCCATCGAGTGGCTGCGCCTAGGACTAGGGCCTTTGGTTGCTCGGCTAGAAGCTGGCTTGCAGCGACTCGTTCCGGGTGCCGACCAGACCTTTATCAAGTTCACACTTGACGGACTGCTCCGCCCGACCACCAAGGAACGCTATGACGCATATCAGGTCGCTCTGAACAACGGCATTCTTTCCCTCAATGAGATTCGCCGACTGGAAGATCGAGCAGACGTTCCAGGTGGCGACGCGCACTACAAGGCGCTCAACATTGGCGTCGTGGGTCAGGAGCCTACTGCGTGATTGAGATTTACGACATTGACGGCACGCTCACAACGAGCGGTGACATTCCGCGCCAGCCGCTGATTGATTACATCAAGAGCGACGTTCAGGATGAGGGAGTCCGCGTCTTCATCGTCAGCGCCCGACCGATCAGCCGGCTCGCTGAGACTGAGCGTTGGCTCAACGAGAACGACGTGCCATACGAACGCATCTTCCTCAACGACTTCTCAGAGACTCCAGGGCCAGAGGTAGGACAGGCGTTCAAGGCATACAAATATTCCAAGATTGTGGACGAGTACGGCCTTGAGGAGATCGGATATCTCGTTGATGACGACCCAGAGGCTCGTGACGCCGCTGAGGGTATGGGCATCAAGGCGTACACCGTAGACCAGCGTCTTGCCGAAGAGGCAGATGAGATGGAAGAAGATCGCGCGGTCTACGAAGTCCCAGACTACATTCAGGAGGCAGCCCGAAAGGGACTTGAGTGGTACGAACAAGGTCTCGCAGGCGACGGACTCCAGCCAGAGACGGTGCGCGATGCGCGTGAGCTTGTTGCCAATCGCGTTGACAGCGATAAGTTAGTCCGTCTCGGTGCATGGATTCGCCGACACCGTGGCGACTGGGAAGGCGTACCGCAGAACAGCGACCCAAGCGATGAATCATTCCCAGGGGCTGGAGCTGTGGCGGGTTTCCTTTGGGGTGTGGAGACCACCGATCCCAATGGTGCTGATCGCGTACTCTCATGGGCAGACCGTCTTGTCCGCGCAGAAGAAGCAGAGAGGTACGACGTGAAAGAGAAAGAGACTCGCTCGTTGCCGATTGGTGAATACCGACTTGGCGATGCCGATGCATCTGGGCAGAGAACCTTCACCGGCTACGCCGCCATTTGGAACTCTGCGTCAGAGGGACTGCCATTCGAGGAGCGCATCGCTCCAGGCGCGTTCAAGCGCAGCCTGTCACGCGCATCTGCCGGGCAGAAGATCATCTCATTCCTGTTTGGTCACGACGAGGCGCGTGCTTTGGCAACAACGGCAAGCGGTCGCCTGACACTTACCGAAGACGAGAAGGGTCTCCGCGTTGAGGCAAAGGTTGACGAGAAGGACCCTGACGGCGCAAAGGTCATCTCCATGCTCACCCACGAATCAAGGGCCGCCGGCATGAGCTTCGGTTTTCAGAAGGTCAGCGATGAGTGGACTGGCAACAACCGCACGATCAAGGAAGCCAATCTCTTTGAGGTCAGCATCCTTGCCGCAGGCGGCCAGACCCCTGCATATCCTGCAACGCTCGGCTTGACCGCGATCCGACAAGTCACCGCGCCAAAGATTGGCGTGGAGGCTGAGGCGCTGGTCGCCACCCTAGAAGCAGTCAAGGCTGGACGTGAGTTGTCCGCCGAGGAGTTGGCTGTCATTGACGCTGTCCGTACCAAGCTCTCGCCGAAGCAGGGGAAGGTCATTGACCCATCCGTTGCCCACGCGCTTGTTGCATTGGTGACGGCAGAAAGTGAATCACTCTAAGTCACGAGACGCCGCCCCGCTGCCCTAAGACGGCAAGCCCGCGATCACGTCATCCCGCCTAGGAGTGGAAAAGAAGAGTTGGGGTAATACCCCAGGAAGGAAGTGGACACATGTCCGACTTCGCAAAGCTCGCTGACAAGCGAGCAGTTCTTTTGACGGACGCACGCGGCATTGCCGTAGATGCAGCCGACAAGGGAATCGCCCTTGAGGGCGAAGACAAGGCGCGCTTCGAGAAGCTCGTCGCTGAGGCAGGAACTCTTGCCGAGGCCATGCGCTCCGAGAAGAACGCAGAAGAGGCTCGCAAGGCTGCGGACGAGGCTCGTGCCGAGTACGCCGCTGTCGTAGCCCCTACAACGGCAAAGGTCAAGACGGACTCCGAGCGCCTGCGAGCCATCGGGCTTCAGGGTGGCGGGGATACGTTTGAGTACCGCGATGTCACGAAGAGCAGCAACCTGGGCGACCCGATTGCAGTGTTCAACCGTGTCAACGTGGTTGCGGGCCAGATCAATCCGTTCATCAACCCAGACGTCGTTGATGTGATCCAGGTTTCAACCGGCAACACGTTCAAGTACCCAGTGGCCACGGCTCTTGGTACGGCGACGGCTCCGGGCGAAGCAGGGACCATCGTCGAGAGCGACCCAACGATGGGTTCGCTGGCGTTGACCCCAGCCAAGTACGCGATTCTCGTACAGGTCTCGGAAGAGCTTGTTGAGGATGCGGCCTTTGACATTGCGGCGTTCATTGCGGACGCAGCGGGTCAGGAAGTTGCAATCGCGCATGGCGCTGCCGCAGGCACTGCCATCGTGACAGCAGCGGGTACCGGTGTGACAGGTGCGACCTTCACCCCGACCTACGCCGAGTTGGTACAGCTTCAGTATTCGGTGAAGCAGCAGTACCGAAACGCTCCAAAGAGCGGGTTCTTGATGTCCGATGCGACCCTTGGAACAATCCTCGGAATCACATCGTCGTCAGTCCCACTCTTCCAGCCAGGTGGACAGGGTGGCGTTGATCGCCTCCTTGGCAAGCCTGTCTACACTGCCAGCGGCATCGCTGACATTGCAGACAATGCAAAGCCAATCTTGTTCGGTGACCTCGGTCAGATCAAGACGGCACTTGTGGGCGGCGTCCGTGTGGACGTAAGCCGCGAGTACGCGTGGAACGTGGGCCTCATTTCCTACAAGGTTGAGGTTCGTGGCGCCACCGGTCTTGCACAGTCAAGCGCAGTCAAGCTCTTCGTCTGCAACTGATCTAATCAGTAGCAGCTAGGAACTAGCGATGGGGGGCGGGGTAAGCCCCGCCCCCCATTCGCATGAAAGGAACAATGCTCGTCAGACTTTCCAAGCGCCGAGGTGAATATCCGAGCGGCTCGATTGTGGACCTCCCTCTTGAAGAGGCAGAGGCCCTGATCGGGTTTGGCTTGGCTCAGGCGGTCGGAGATGTTGACGCAGAGGTACCTAGGAGCCTCGTAGAGCGCGCCAAACTGCCAAAGGTAGGTAGGACAGCCACCCTCAAGCATGCGCCCCTCCTGGGTGCGGAAACAGGGGAAGACGAGTGAGCCTGAATGGATCGGTTATCACGGTTGGAACTTCAGCCACGGTGCTTGCCACTGGCAAGACTGGGGCGTCATGGGTCTACCTTCACGCGCCGGCTGGCGGCAACACCATCTTCATCGGACCATCAACCGTCACCACTGCCAACGGCTTTGAGTTGCACAAGGGTGAGGCAGTATCCTTCTGGCTCGCCGAGACTGATGTGCTTTACGGTATTGTTGCAAGTGCCACCCAGGCACTAATGGTTATGCAATCAGGAGGTCGCTAAATGTCCTACGCATCGTTGGCGATGTTCAAGGCGAGTGTGGGCATTGCCGACAGCCAAGACGACATTGCACTTCAGAATGTCCTTGACGCAACCGATACGCTCATCGACCTTTACTGCGACCGAAAGACTGGCTTCGGCACCGCGACAGAGACGCG